AAAGAATGGGTATGGGATAATGGAAGTTATCTTGAACCACATTTGGTGGAGATGAAACAAAGACTTGAAAGAGGAAAGGCTGCAAATCAAGCATTAGAATTTGCTAAGTTCCTCAAAATGTTGTAATTTATAAATAATAGTTAATAACCATAGAGTTAAACAAAGGAGATAATCCCATGGCTGATCAATTAGACAAAACCATTGAGGAATTGGAAGCTGAAGTACTTGGTGAATTAGAAGAAGCCAACGGTGCCGATGCTCCTATGAAAAACGCTGCAAAAGCAGAAAAACAAGAAGCAGTTCCAAGTGACGGAGTCACTGGTAAAGCAGATGTCGGTGGTGCAAAACCAGAGGCTAAAGTAGAAAAAGGTGCTGATGAAGATCGTGGAGAAAAAGCGATTGGTAAAAAAGCAGCTGCACAATCAAAAGAAGTTTCAGGCGACGCTCAACAAAAAGGTGAGGGAAAACCTGACGCTATGGATAAAATCAAAGAAGATGAAGATGTAGATAATTCTGTTGATTCTCTTGAAGAAGGTTCTTGCTCTGAAACTATGTCCAAAGATGAGATGCAAAAAGAAATGATTAAGGCAATGAAAGATATGCCTAAAGATCAGATGGAAAAACTTTATGCTTCTTATATGAAAGAAATGGACATGGATGACGAAGAAGAAGATGACGAAGAGGATGTAGCAGAGAAAAAGGCAAAAATGAAGGAAGAAGTTGACGCTAGAATTAGAGAAATTAATGTCAGTGATGATGTTGACGCACTTATGAATGGCGAAAGCGATCTTTCTGAAGAATTTAAGTCTAAAGCTGCAACAATCTTCGAATCAGCAGTTAAGTCTAAAGTGCGTGGAGAAATTGAGCGCATGCAAGGCGTCTACGATGAAGAACTAGTTGAAGAGACTGAAAAAGTTAAGTCTGAATTAACAGAAAAGATTGATTCTTACTTAAACTATGTTGTTGAAGAGTGGATGAAAGAAAACGAATTAGCAATTGAGCGTGGATTAAAAGGTGAGATTGCTGAAGACTTTATCGCTGGATTAAAACAACTGTTTGAAGATCACTATGTTGATGTTCCAAACGAAAAATATGATGTGCTTGAAGCACAATCAGAAAAGATTGCCGAATTAGAGGAAAAAGTTAATAAATCTTTAGAGTATTCTGTATCTCTTAAAGAGGAAAACTCTACTCTAACTCGTCAAATTGTTATATCTGAGGCAACATCAGATTTAACAGAAACCGAAATTGAAAAGTTTAAGTCAGTTACAGAAGATGTAGAGTTTGACTCTGCTGAATCTTTCCGTAACAAGATTGACACTCTAAAGGAAAGTTATTTTCCTAAAGTAGTAAGTGAGTCGACTTCAACAATTGATAATGTAGAAACTGGCCAAGCACAGGACATTGATGTTTCAGACTCAATGGCAGTTTACATGTCTGCTATTAGTAGAAATGTTAAGGGTGCAAAATAGTAATAATATAAATAAACGTAGAAAGTAATAAGGAGAAATTACAATGTTTCAAACTGAAGTTCTACAAGAAAAGTGGTCGCCAGTCCTTGCACATCCCGAACTCCCAGAGATTAAGGATTCGTATAAAAGGGCAGTAACTACTATTATTCTTGAAAACCAAGAAAGATCAATTAAAGAAGATCGTGCTTTCTTAAGTGAGTCTGTTCCAACAAACTCATCAAGTGCTAACACTAATATTGACAACTGGGATCCAATCCTAATTTCACTAGTTCGTCGTTCTATGCCAAACCTTATCGCTTATGATATCGCTGGTGTACAACCAATGACTGGTCCAACAGGATTGATCTTCGCTATGCGTTCACGTTTCACATCTCAAGCAGGTGCTGAAGCATTAGCAGACGAAGCATTCCCAGATATTTCCAACCAAAATGCTGCTGGTACAATCGGTGGTGGTGATATTGGTGCAACAGAAACAAACCCTGCTGTATTAATGGACTCACCTGCTGGTACATATACTTCAGCTACAGGTCAAACTACTGCTCAAGGCGAAGCACTTGGTGACAGTGGTGGCAACCAGTTCGCTGAAATGGCATTCTCAATTGAGAAGCACACTGTTACAGCTGTAACTCGTGCTCTTAAAGCAGAATACACAATGGAACTAGCACAAGATCTTAAAGCAATTCACGGATTAGACGCTGAGCAAGAATTAGCGAACATCTTATCTGCTGAAGTTCTTGCTGAGATCAACCGAGAAGTTGTAAGAAACATCTATGTTTCTGCTGTAATCGGTGCTCAAGTCAACACATCAAATGCTGGTATCTTCGATTTAGATACTGACTCAAATGGTCGTTGGTCTGTTGAGAAGTTCAAAGGTCTAATGTTTTCTCTTGAAAGAGACGCAAATGCGATCGGTCAACAAACTCGTAGAGGTAAAGGTAACATCATCTTATGTTCTGCTGATGTCGCTTCTGCTCTACAAATGGCTGGTGTATTAGACTATACTCCTGCGTTAAACAACAACTTGAATGTTGATGATACTTCATCTACATTTGCTGGTACTTTAAATGGTCGTTATAAAGTTTATATCGATCCATATGCTGCTAACATTTCAGCTTCTCAGTACTATGTTGTTGGTTACAAAGGTACATCACCTTACGATGCTGGTATGTTCTACTGCCCATATGTTCCACTACAAATGGTGAGAGCAGTTGGTGAGAACACTTTCCAACCTAAAATTGGATTCAAAACTCGTTACGGAATTGCTGCTAACCCATTCCATACTGGAACAGTTGCTGCTTCTACTGATGGTGCGATTTCAATTACTAGTGCATCAAACAAATACTACAGAAAAGTTAAAGTAGCAAACTTAATGTAAGATTGCTTTACTTTTTAAGTATTGAATTAAGAGGAACTTCGGTTCCTCTTTTTTTTGCCTGTCTAAATAGAGTAAAATAATACTTGACATTTCTCGTCTAGTAGTGTATAATTATCAGCATATAAGTGAATTTAGGAGGTTTATTTTGAAAATATTGGTTCCAGTACACCAGTTCAATAACTTTGGTGGCATTATTAATCATACTGAGCAATTAGTTGCAGGTCTAAAGGACTTGGGTCATGAGGTGACATTTGCCTTTTTGAAACCTACTGCTCAAAAACCCAAACCAGTTGAGATCGAGATGCCTGAGGGGTACGAACTTGGTGCTGGTACAGGTTTGCCAGTTCATCAGGGGAAGGGATGGATTACAAATTACTACTCATTCCTCAACAAAGATAGTATTGATAATTTTGTTAAGATGGCGAACGAACATGATATAGTTATCTGGGAAAGTATATTTGGATTTAAAAATAAAAACTCTGAAGAAAATACAGTTTGGTTGCCAATGATTAAAGAAGTTACTGCCAAACAAGTAATGATTGTTCACGATGGTAATCTTCGCAAGTTATACCCATGGGTCTATAAGTTTAAAGATCATATGAAAGGTGTCGCTTGTGTACATGTATCAGCATTTGAGTCAGCGAAAGCAATAGATCTTCCTAGATCAATGATACTTAATCCTCAAGAGATTGGTGATGTAAATGTTGATATAAACTTTGAGAATCGTAAAAGACAAATACTTTCTCCTCAAACATTTAAAAGATGGAAACATGTTGATGATTTAGTTGCTTCTGTTCCTTATTTAAATGATTGTAAAGTAAAAGTTGCAGGAGATGGTATAGAAAGAAATTATATGACATCTGTTGACAAGTGTAAGGCAGAGTATCATTGTAATAAAACTAAAGATCCTGATGCTAGTGAAGATCGTTTGGGTAAAAAGATATGGGATAATGCTACTGATTGTGGTATGGAATATCTTGGTTTTATAACTGAAACTGAAAGAGATAATATATTAAAGGAGTCATTATTCCTTATAGATCCTTCATGGTCTAGAACTTATGGCGAACATTTTAATAGAACAATTGTTGATGCAATGAAAACTGGAACAGTTCCTATCGCTATCAATTTAGGAATCGCACCTGATGAAGATGGTGTTGGCTCTCTATTTAAACCAAATGAAAACTATTTAATGCTTAAATATAATTATACTGCCAAACAATATGGTGATATGATTAATAAATTTTTAGATATTCCTCAGAAAGTATATGAGAAAATTGCTACTACTAACTTTGAGTTAATTAAAAAGTTTGATCGTAGAAAGATTGCTCAAGATTATATTGACCTTGCTAATGGTAAAGTCTGTGGGGAAAAACATGAAGTAGCATCATTCGCAGATCCTAAGTTCGTGAAAGATGGTAACGATATGTGGGATAGTCATTTTGAAGTCGAAGAAACTTCTTCACTTGAGAGTTTCTTTGGTTAACTCATTGATTTTATTAAAAAATTAAAAAAAGACTTGACTTTTTAGATAACATAGTATATAATGTATGTTCAAAGGTTGGATTTACAACCTGTTTAACTAATAGAGTTGGTTTACAACTCGACAACTTAGAGGAAAATCTAAATGAAATACTTAAATGTATCAAGATCATTAACATCTGTCATATCTGACACTCATGCTGGCATTATAAATCCAGATCCTATTGGTCAAAGACCACCAGTTCAATCAGGTAATAAAAAAGCACAAGGAATTATTGATTCTATAATCAAAGGTTTCTCTGTTGGTAATATTACTGTTCGTGACATTAAAAATGATGAAAAGAACCAACAAGTATATAATGGTGTTGAATGGTTGGTTCTTGATGGTGGTAATCGTATCCGTGCGATGCGTGACTTTCAAAAAGGAAGATTCCCCACACTTGATGGAAGAATTTTCAGACAATTAACTGAAGAAGAAAAAGAAGCATTTGAAAATACAGTTCTACACTTTACTGTATATGAATGTAATGATATTCAGGCAACTGAAATCTTCCGTCGTTTAAACACTGTAACTCCAGTAAATCAAATTGAAATGATTATGGCAAACGACACTTCAAGTGTTGCTAAGGAAATTCGTTCAAGAGTTAAATCTTATAAGGAGTATGGCTACAACGATATACATCCTATCTTTGAGACCCAAACTAAGAATGATGGTTCGCTTAAAGCATTAGAATGGAATACTGATATTAATCCTCGAAGAAAGTGGGATGAGTATGTCGGTATCGCTTTCGTCAAAACTATTGGTAAGGGTAATGTTGAGGCAAGTTTGAATGCTATTGAAGAAATGGTGGAAAATGATACAACAGTAATTACAAGTGCGATTAGTGGCACTGTTGACCAGTTTTTTACTGATGCTTTAGAAGTTCTTCATTCTATGGGTGGAAAGAAATTAAATTCTGATGTATTTTCTGCATTTCAGGTAGTATGGTTCGGTCTCTACGAACGAAATAAAGTGTTCACGATTAAAGACTATCGTGCTTTCGCTGAGACTTTTTTCAAAACACATACTGAATTAACTGGTCTTACTGAAAATGAATACGATACTGAGATTCGTGAGTTTTCTTCTGGCGATAGAAATACTCTTAAAAAAAGGAAAGAAATAGTTAAGAAGTTCGCTAGAACAGCAATTAAAAACTTTGCTAATCCTGCTGAACAACATGAAGTTGCTAATTTATATCTTGATTTAATGGATATAGAAAATACAGTTTTATATCGTGACGATAGAAGAACTAAATCTAAAGATGCTAAGTTTGAACAACTTGCTAAACAAAACTTTCGTTGTGCGATTGATGGAGAACCATTAGATATTGACGATGCTATTTTTGGTCATGATACTGCTTGGGCACATGGTGGTCAACTTGAGGATGGTGCTATTATTCGTAAAGTTCATAATCAGAATATGGGAACTGCAACTCTTGACGAGTATCGTATGATCCATAAAATTAGAAGTGAAAACCAGAAATAAACTTTTTTGAGCATTAACAAAAAAGGGATCCGAAGATCCCTTTTTTGTTTCTTATAAATAAGAGTATGGCATACGATAATACACTAAACAGACAACCAACTAAGTTAGACTATTCTGCTCCAACTCAGTTTAGGTTTACTGTCACTCAACTTCCAAAGGTTGAGTATTTCACTGTTTCGGCAAATATTCCTGGAATTAACTTGGGCGAAACAACAGTCGCATCTCGCTTTAAAGATATTCCTATGTTGGGAGATGTGTTAGCATATGAAGATTTAAACATTACATTTATAGTAGATGAATTTCTTGAAAACTATATTCAATTACATGAATGGTTAACAGGTATTG